CCCGTATGCCCAAGCGGTGTATCGGCGGTTCGTCCTGCCTCTTGCTGAGCTGGTGAAGGAGTACTGCGCCGACAACGGCAGTGGCCCGAGGGCGCGAGGCAAAGGCTTCCTGCGTACCTTCGACCCGCTGGTGCTGTCGTTCATCACGGTGCGCTCCGTGCTGGCCTGCGTGTCCGACGAGGACAACCGCCTCACGGCGATGGCCAGTAAGCTGGGGCGCTCCGTGTACGGCGAGAAGCTGCTGACAGAGTTTGAGGAGATCAACCCCAAGCTGTACTACACGCTGGTCAACGACTTTGAACGCCGCATGACCAAGAGCGAAAAGCACCGGATGGTGGTGTTCAAGCGGGAGGCCGAGAGCAATGGCATAGCGCTGCCTGTGTGGACGACTGAGGACTGCGCCGCCGTAGGCAGTATCCTTCTATACCTCGCCCGTGACATCGGGCTGGTATCCTTGTCACAGGTCGTCCTGCGCCGTAAGCCGACCCTCCTCATCGACGTGGCCGACGACATCAAGGGCCTGATCGGGCAGATCACCGAGTTTGTTGCGGGTGGTTCGCCGATGGTAATGCCTTGCATTGAGCCACCCCGTGACTGGGTGAGCCCAAACGACGGCGGGTTCCACACGGATGACATGCGTCGCCAGAGCCCCTGCTGCGTCCGTGGCAGGCCGTATGTCGAGGATGAGGCCGATATACCACCCAGCTCCTTGCGTGCCCTGAATCGCCTACAGCGCGACAAGTGGGCCATCAACAGCCGTATCCTCGACGCGGTGGATCTGGTCAGCAAATACTTCGACGTGGGCGAAGTGCTATCACAGGCGGAAATGCCGAAGCCCGACCGCCCTGAGTGGCTGGACGAGGACATGGGCAAGGAGGCTATGAACCCTGAGCAGCTCGCTGAGTTCCAGTCGTGGAAGGCCAGCGTCAGGGAGTGGCACACCGAGACAAAGATCCGTGGTGTGCAGTGGGGACGGTACTACGAGGCTCTGCGGGTTGCCCGCAAGTTCCGTGGCCAGCCGCTCTACTTCGTGTACCAGTTCGACTTCCGTGGTCGGATGTACGCCATGACCAGCGGCGTCAGCCCGCAGGGTAGCGACCTCCAGAAGGCGCTCCTGATGGCTTGCGACGGCGCTCCTATCAACACTGTGGACGCTCAGTTCTGGTTCAAGCTCGCGGCATCCAGCCGGTTCGGGAACGACAAAGGCAGCCTACAGGAACGCATCCAGTGGGTGGACGAAAACCATGAGCTATTTCTCGCTATCGCGGCAGACCCTGTATCTCATAGACAATGGGCAGAGGCTGACTGTCCATTCCAATTCTTGGCGTGGTGCTACGAGTACGCTGACTGGCGTGCATATCCGCAGTCATTTCAGACTAGGCTTCCGCTCGGCCAAGATGGGAGCTGCAATGGGCTTCAACATTTCTCAGCAATGCTGCGTGATGAGGCTGGCGGTGTGGCGACGAACCTCGTTCCGTCACTACGCAAACAAGACATTTACGCTCTCGTGGCTGTCCGTACCGCTGAACTGGTTAGCCAAGCGCCGGACGACGATCAAGCAATAGCACAACGCTGGAAGACGCACACCCTATCCCGTGGTCTGGTCAAGCGGTCGGTGATGACGCTTCCATACGGGTCAACTCGGTTCAGCTGTGCAGAGTTCATCCTCAAGGAGTACCTGAAGAAGGGCCAAGCGCCTGAATTCATGAAGGATGAGTACAACCGGGCCAGTAGCTGGCTGTCGTACAAGGTGTGGCAGGCCATCGCTGACGTGGTGGTCAAGGCTCCAGAGGCGATGAAGTGGCTGCAAGACGCTAGCGACGAGTTGATACTCAACGGCGAGGCTCTGCCAACGTGGAGAGCGCCGAACGGGTTCGTTGTTCGCCAGCGGTACAACAAGGTAGAGTCCACCCGGATCAACACCCGGCTGCTGGGCGACGTTCGCATTCAGATCAAGGTAGGCGCAATGAGCGCCGAGGTGGATAAGCGTGGCCACCGTAATGGCATTGCTCCTAACTTTGTGCATAGCTGTGATGCTGCACATATGCACTCTCTTATTTGCGCGGCGGAGGAAGCAGGTCTTGGTCACTTGGCTTTCATTCACGACGATTACGGCGCTCTTGCTCCTGACGTTGCAAAGCTGCACGAGCTGATCCGCAAGACTTTCGTTGACATGTACACCAACCATAACCCGTTGCAAGAGTTCAAAGACCTGCACGGAATCCAAGCAGAGCTGCCCGCCGTGGGTGAACTCGACATCAATCTGGTCCATCAGTCGCAGTATTTCTTCTGCGGCTAATTGGCTCACTATATGGACTACGGAGATTTATCGCATGTTTTCATCTATCTGCAACAGTGTGAAACGTAAGTTACTGTCAATCGTAGGAAAGGAAGTAATACAGAACTATGACCTATCAGTAGGTCAGTACCAGTCTGCTGTACAACAGTTCATAAAAGCCAACGAGCTTCTGAAACATGAGCTGGAATCCTACCAAGAGCGACTGGCAATCAAGTCAGAAGAAGCAGTGGCTCTGCGTAAAGAAGCAGATGGTCTACGATTTGAATTGGAAGCAGTACAACAGCCTGTAGTAGTTAAGGAACAGGTGTGGGTAATGGCTCCAGAAGTGTACAAGAAGTTTTGTGCTAGCTTCGGTGCGCCTGTTATCAACGGCAACAGCCATAAAGACGAGGCAGCTTTCAAGCTTGGTGTCCAGTGCGTGCTTGCCCGCATAGGTGAAGCGTATGTCAGCCGTTAAGATCTACCTGATCGAAAACGGGCAATTGGCTCACTATATGGACTCAGAAGCATCCGTCAGAAAAGACGTGCTTGCTGCGCTACGTTGGTTACACAAGCAGATGACAGAATCTGGATGGCGAAACGTCAATCCACCCGAAACGCTGGTCGATCACTGCATGCAGGAATACATGTTCCTGTATGTTGGTAACTCGATCATCGCGGTAGACGTGGTTGAGCCGTGGTTCGTGGCGGAAACTGTCCTCGCTGAAGAATTCAACGCACCGTTCGCTGGCGACACTGGCGCTGACGTGTCTGAAATTACCGCTGCTCTCGGTGTAATGGCCAAGGCGGCTGGTTGCACCATGTACTCTCTCGGTACTAGGGCCAATACTCGGCAACGGGGCTTGGCCCGTCTTTTCGAGAAGACAGGTGCGAGACTCTCCACCATAGAACTCGTCAAGGAATTGCCATGAGTAAGAAGATTAAGAAAATTGCCAAAGTAGCAGCGAAGGTCGTCACCGTTGGTGCGTCTGGTAGCGACGGCTGGGGCAGTAAAGCAGTGGGCGCCTTGTCAGGTGGCCTCGTTGGGGATAGTTCAGTCTACGGGGAAACCGGTGGTCTGAAGGGAATCCTCGGTGGTGCTGCGCCAGTCGTTGACAACGGCGCCGCTGCCGCAACAGACAATCTGGCCAAGACCCAGATGCAAATTGCTACGCAACAAGCACAGCAAGCCTCTGCGGAAGCAGTAGAGCAGGCCCGTGCATCCGCCAATGCAATCCAGCTGGCTAACGACCGCTCCGCTGCGCAGGCCGCAGCCGATCAACTGAAGCCAGTAGATCAAGCTGAGGCTGACGTGCAGCTCGGTGGCAAGGCTGACTCCGCTACTGCCCGCCGCAAGAAGTTCAACACCGCATCCGTGGGTGCTGGCCAAGGTGGCCCGGCAATCCGCATTTGAGGTGACGCATGAACTACGACCGCTCAGCTAAGCAAGAGTTCGACGCACAAGACGGTATGCGGCAGGTGATGATCGACCGCTTTGAGCGGCTGTCACAGCTTACCATCCCGTCGATTCTGCCTGACGAGGATTATCAGGCAGAGCAGGACCAACTTACAAACGGCTTCACCAGTCTTGGGGCGCAGTGCGTAACGCACCTAACCAACAAGCTGATGAACGCTATGTTCGCACCATCCCGCCCGTTCTTCCGACTGGGCATGGACAACAACCTGCTCAAGGAACTGTCCGACAAACTCGGCGTTGCTGAAGGCGAGATCACCGACGCACTGGCCCAAGGCGAGCGCGATGCGATGGCCGAGCTGGAGCGCGAGGGCTGCCGGGAATCCCTGTACGAGGGCATGGCACATCTGGTCACACTGGGCAACGTCCTCATGGATATGTCCGGCGACACGCTGGTCTTCACAGGAGTTCGTGACTACACCGTTCGGCGTAATGCCAAGGGTGTGACCACTTGCCTCGTCATCCGCGAACAGGTCCGCTTTGAGGACTTGGAGGAGGATGCACAGAAGAAGTACAGCGAAGCCCGTGGCGCCTGCGACTACGACAAGGAGGTCTGCACCTACAAGATGGTCAAGCTCGTCAAGGGCATGTACCGTGAATCCTTCTGGGTAGAAGACGTGAACCTCGGTGAGGATTACGTCGGCAAGTACAAGCCTGAAAACGTCCCGTACCGTGCATTGACGTGGCGCCTGCCGCTGCGCCAGCACTATGGCATTGGCCGTGTTGAGGAGTACGCAAACGACTTCGCCACTAACGACCAAGTTGCAGAGGCTACCGCTGACGGCGCGATCCTCGCCTCTCAGTTCAAGTGGCTGGCCAACCCCGGTGGCATGACTCGCCCTGAGGACATGAGCCTGTCGAAGAACGGCGACGTGATCCCCGGCATCAAGGGTGACCTTGAGCTGGTGTTCGCCAACATCGGCCAGCAGCTACAAACCATCCTCGCCATCGGCAACGACTACAAGCAACGCCTCGGCGCTGGCTTCCTGCTGTCGTCCGCCGTGACCCGCCAAGCTGAGCGTGTGACTGCCGAAGAAATTCGCATGCAGATCATGGAGCTTGAGGGCAGCCTCGGTGGTGTGTAC